AGGGCTTATTTTGAGCCTGCTCTTTTACGAACTTCTCATAGGATTGTGCTTCGCCCTTAGTTGCAAACTGGCGGCGAATCCTTTTGCCGTCACGGCCATTTGGGAAACTGCGCCAGACCATTGGCCAGAGCGTATTGCCACGTCTGCAGCTTGTACGCACCCGCTACCGGCTGAACGATGCTGCTCAGTTTGAGCTGCCCTTTATCAAACAGCTTGATCGCCTTCCGACGTTAGACCGCCAGGACATTCGCGATCTGGCTTATAAGATGGCCTCCTTCCTGTCACAAAGTCTGGCTGAGTTCGTTGATAAGGTCTCCATACCACAGGAGGCGGACGAACTGACCGTGACGCTCACCGGATACCGTTACATCGCTGAACTGGCTGCACTGACAGGAACGCAGCCACCTTACTGGGCAGAGTTCTGTTCAGCTAAAGGTGAATTGCCTCTGCGCAAAGCCCAGTCTGGTCTGCTTCGTATGATGGCTCCTGAATGGTGGCGTGGCCGCCTGAAGCAGATGCGAGATTTACAGCGTGAACACATGGCTATCGCGGTTGGGCAGGTACAGAAATCCGCATCACCATACGTGTCTCGCAGCACGCTGGCCGAATGGATAGAGCAGAAAAAACGTAACCGTGAATTCTTCAAACGCTTTGATCTCATCAATCAGGACGGGGACCGTATTGCGCTGGATGAAATGGTCAACCGCAGCGTGTCCAATCCGGCAATACGCCGCCGCGAATTGATGACCAGAATGCGTGGGTTTGAGGATGTCGCTAATGAAACAGGGTGTGTAGGTGAGTTTTATACAATCACAGCACCATCAAGTTATCACGCAGTTTACAGCCAGGGCGGCTTTGTTTCTCAGTGGAACGGTTCAAGCCCACGTGACACCCAGCGTTATCTCTGCCGTGTATGGGCGAGGATCCGCGCGGCACTGTCACGCGAAGCTATTCATGTCTTTGGCTTTCGCGTTGTTGAACCTCACCACGACGGCACGCCGCACTGGCATATGCTGCTGTTTATGCGCCCTGAAAACGTCCAGCGGGTTCAGCAAATCATGCGTGATCAGGCTTATAAAGAGGATTCCGGGGAGTTGACCACACCGCAGGCAATGAAAGCACGATTTCATGCCGAGCCGATCGACCCTGAGAAGGGCAGTGCGACAGGCTATATCGCCAAATATATTTCAAAGAATATCGACGGTTACGCTATGGACGGCGAGAAAGATGATGAAACTGGCGAAAATATGCGCGACATGGCTAAGGCTGTTTCGGCATGGGCTTCACGCTGGCGTATTCGTCAGTTTCAGCAGATCGGCGGTGCGCCTGTGACTGTCTGGCGTGAGCTGCGCCGTATAGGTGATGCACGTCTGCCAGATAAGCAGATGGATGCGGTGCTGGCGTCAGCTTCCGTTGCCAGCTGTTGGGCGTCCTATACGATGGCGCAGGGCGGGCCGTTAGTGGCGCGTGAGGATTTAGTGATCCGCCTTTGCTACGAACTTACCGAAATGGGCAATGAGTACGGCGAAGATGTTCAGCGGGTGCAGGGTATCTATTCGCCAATGGTGCCGGATTCAGAAGTCATGACGCGCCTGGTCAAATGGGAAAAGGTCGCTAAATTGGCCGAAGCGCCAGCGGAGGCTGGTTTTTCTGGCGGCATTGCCGCCCCTTGGAGTTCTGTCAATAACTGTACGGGGCCAGAGCGCCGACGGTTAGAACTGGAACTAAAAGCCAGGGGATTTAACGGTGATGAATATGAAATTAGGCTGTTGCTTAAGGGCTGTAGCCTCAATGCAGGTGCAAAAATGCGGCTTTTCTACCGGAACGGCAGGTTGCAGGAAGAACCATTCTAATCTGGCAAGGTTCAGATCAATCCCATTGATACATAAACAATAGTTTCAATTTCGACTGGATTTTCTATACTGTATGCATAAACAGTAGTTGTAAGCAGAGGAGGGAACATGCAGGACTATCTTTTGGAGTCGGTGAAGCTTCAGCGTATTGATTTCTTTTTAAAACTTGTTGCTGTCAGCGATTGTAGTGATCAAGAAAAACGTATGGCAATTGAGTGGGTTTCCGAACTCACAGATGAGTTAATGGCTCGTCTACGCAAGCATGAATACAGCCTTTCAATGAATCAGGCTGAGTGATGAAAGGCCTAACAGAACTACGAGCCGTGAGTGCATGACTATGCTGCATGAAATCGCATGATCCTAAAAGGATCTCTGATGCTCAGGCCCGCCAGTATTGGCGGGCTTTTGTTTATGTCATGCAGGTGCATGAAAACCGCTGCATAAAGCGGGCAGGCGTGGCGGGGCTACGAGCGCGCGCAATACGGTTTAGATCCTGATAGAGTTTTGTGGTTTTCATTAAAAAAACATATATTCATTGTAGAACCGTCTTAAGCTCAAAAGGGAATTGCAATGTCATTAAAAGTTATTAGAGAACAGGTCTTAAAATTCGTATCTCAGTCTACACCTTCGGTCATTGCCATCAAAGGTGAATGGGGAGTTGGTAAAACTTATGGATGGGAATCTTTATTACAAGAGGCTAAAAGTGGAAATATGATAACGGGAAAACGATACTCATATGTTTCCTTGTTCGGAATTTCTTCTTTAGATAAACTAAAATACACTATATTTGAAAATTCTATTCAGCAAGACTCAATTGGACATGAGCCAAATCTTGAAAGTCTTAGGACAAACACATTTGGTATGCTCGAAATACTTGGTCGTGGCTCATGGAGTAAACTCAAAGATATGCCGTTTGTAAAATCAGCGGCGCCTGCAGTTGAAGCATTTTCGTTTATGTCTGTGACAGATTCCCTAATTTGTATTGATGACTTAGAAAGAAAAGGGAGTGGCTTGGATTTAAAAGATGTATTAGGTTTGGTGTCATTACTAAAAGAAAAAAAGAAATGTAAGGTCGTTTTATTGTTAAATGCAGGAACTGAAGAAACAGTTGATTACGAAAAATATAAGGAAAAGGTTATTGATATTGAACTGGAGTTTTCGCCCACTCCAGAAGAAAGCGCCCAAGTGGCGTATGATGGTTCAAAGTCATATCATAGCGAACTTTCAAAATTTACTGTTTCACTCGGTATAAAAAACATAAGAGTATTAACGAAGATTGAAAAATACATAGATATTGTTTTAGATTTCTTTGAAAAAACCGAGCCTGAGCTTACTAAGCAATTATTGCACACCGCATCATTGTTTAGTTGGGCATATTATTGCTCAAATCATGATAGTGATATACCAACTCTGGACTTTATAGAGTCGCCAGTGAGCAGGCAACATTCTAGCTCTAAGGAGCTGACTGACAAGCAAAAGCTCTGGAAAAACTTACTTCTGAGTTATGAGTTTACTGACTTTGATAAGTTAGACTCTATAATCGCTAAATTAGTAAGAAGCGGTTATGTTGATAGGGATGCATTCAAGGAAGTTGTGGCAGTATCAAATAAGAAAGTCATTGAAGATAAAAATAACAATGGTTATCGAAGAGCATGGGATACTTTTCATAATAGCTTTAATGATAATCAGCAGTTAGTTGTTCAGCAATTATATGATAATTTCCTACTTAATATTCATCAACTTGGTACAAGTGACTTGGATGTTTTGGTCAACGTCCTCCGTGATTTGGATAGTGGCTCAAAAGCTACAGAGTTGATTGATGCATTTATTAGTGAGCGTAAAGGTGATATTGAACTATTTAATCCCGAAGGTTTTAATTTCGTTCGTCAGATCACGGATACGGAGATTTTAGAAAAGTTTAGTGGTATTTACAAATATGAGAAGCCAAAAAGAACTATAAAAGATGTTCTTGACAAGATATCGGGGCAGAACGGGTGGGGTAATGATGATGAAGAAATACTTTCATCATCATCCGAAGATGAATTTTATGAATATTTTAAAAGTATCAATGGGTCAGAACTTACATCTCATGTATCTACTTGCCTGAAGTTTGGTGGATTTAACAATGGCAGTGCAAGAATGGAATCAATCGCTGTTAAGACACGAGCAGCTTTGAAAAGGATATCGTCAGAAAGTAAATTAAATGAGATTAGAATGAAAAAGTTTGGGTTGTGATGAAGGGTCGCCACCTAGGCGACCTTTTAATTATTCATCCAGTTTATACGTATCAAAATTAATAACTTCATCACTCAACCATGAGTTTAACTCTTTTAATCGTTTTTGAAGCGGAATAAGTTCATTTCGCACGAAGACTCGACTAGCCTTCTCAACATCACCAAACCCACCTGTATTGTTCGGAATAACCCCCATCAGCTGCGGCGGCACGCGATGCACGGCCAGCATGTCGTCGCGGCTCACGTTCTTGATGTTCAGGAATTCATCCTTCGCCGCCACCTCAGACAGCGGGATGATCTGGATGCCGTCCTTTTTCCCGTTCGGGCTGTACATAAACAGGTTTCGGAAGTTGCCAGGGCCCTTTGCGCTTTTCATGGCACCGCGGATATTGTCCACGTCCTGCTGGCTCTGTGCCGGGTCGGTCATGTACATGATGAAACCCGCATGGCTGCCGTTAAGGTAATACTTGCGGCGGAACAATGTGGCCGACTCATTCAGCAGCGCCGACGGGATGGCTGACAGGTAGCCCGGCAGGCCGTAAATCTCCTGATTGGTGTCCGGCTCCATCAGGTGAAACACGCTTCCCTTCGCAAACTCATACGGCTCCGTGTTAATGCCATAGTGCGCATACCAGTAGGTATCGAGGTCCAGGCCGCGCCGGGTGAACTTCGCCAGCGACGGCTCCAGCTTCAGCACGTTACCGAGGCGGCTGGTGCGCTTCTCCAGGTAGGCATTGCCGAAAATCAGGTAATCCAGCGCAAAGCGGGTGAACGCCTGCTGACTCAGCAGCGGGTGCGGGATAAAGGTACTCGCCAGAATATTGCACTTCACGCTGATGGGTGAGCTGTGATGCACGGCGGCCCGGAACGTGCGTGCCAGCCCGTCAACGCTTACGGGCGGTTCATACCAGCGATCATTGATAACGCACTCCACGTAGTCCAGCAGTTCGCGGCGGTCCAGTACCGGGATCGGGTCGCCAAAGGTAAACGCCTCCGACGCTGCCCCGCTGGTCATGTTATCCGGCTGCGGCACGGGCTGCGTGCGGGTGCGGTTCCTGCGTTTGCTCATCAGTAAATCTCCACAATGTTCTGGGTGTGTGCCGCCTGTCCCTGCAGCGGCTCGTTTGCCAGCGCGTGCATGGTCGCCCAGGCTAAATCACCGTGGCTGACTTCCTCACTGCGGCTGGTTTCATAGGTCGGTCGGTTGCCGCTGGTCGTGGTGGCCTTGCGGATAGACATGAATGACTGCGCGATGTCGAGGTGGCTGGCGTCAAACTCCAGCCGCCCGCTGGCGATGGTGTCGTAAGCCTTAAGCACCAGGGCGTTTTTCACGTTCGGGTTATAGACAAATTCTTTCACCTGCGGAAAGAAGGCTTTGACGTTTTCGTAAACGCCCAGCCCGACGCCGGTGGAGTCGATCCCGATATAGGTCACGTTATACTGCTGCGTCAGCGTCCTGATGGCGTCGGCCTGCGCCCGGAAGTCCATGCCGCGCCACTGGTGCCGCTCAAGGATGCGGAACTTACCGCCCGGCACGGCCGGCGGAGCCATGACCACGCACCCGGCGCTGTCGCCGTTCTGCGTTCCCTTCGCCGGGTCGTAACCAATCCATACTTCTTTCCAGCCGAACGGTCGCAAGGCCAGCGCCTCAAAGTCGATCCAGACTTCCCAGCTGTCCACCATGCACTTCTGCAGCATGGCCAGCTGGAACACTGACGCCAGATCGTCCATGAACACGCACATCAGCAGGTTCTGATAGTCCTCCGGGCTGTAGCGCGTGCGTAGCTGCTCCAGGTCAAACAGGTCACAGCCGCCGCGCACGGCATCTTCAACCGTGACAATCTGGCGAAACTGGCCGTCTTCGCAGAGGCGCCCGGCGGCCAGTGACTGATGGCTGAGGTCGATATCAACCCTGTCCGCTTTGGCCCGGCCCTTGTTGAACTGCGAACCGGACCAGAACGGATAGGCGCTGTGGGTGAGGCTGGACGGGGTAGAAAAGTAGGTTTCGCGCCACTTCTTGTGCAGCGCCATGCCGGACGCCACTTTCTGCAGTTCCTGAAACTTCGGGATCCAGAAATATTCATCCAGGTACAGATTGCCGTGATAGCTCTGCGCGGTGCGGGCGTTGGTGCCTAAGAAATACAGGCACGCGCCGTTACTGAGCGTCATCGGGTCACCCTTCAGGTCTACGTCCACCTCGCGGGCAAACTCAATAATGTACTGCTTGAAGACGTGCGCCTGCGCCTTACTGGCTGACAGGAAAATCTGATTGCGCCCGGTGGTCAGCGCATCGATCAGCGCCTCTCGGGCAAAAAAGAAGGTCGCACCAATCTGGCGCGACTTCAGCAGATTGCGTACCGAATATTTATTACCGGCTTCCCACCACTGGCGCTGATAGCCGAACATCGAGCCGTGGAAAACCTCCTGCAGCTTCTCAATCTGTTCGTCGCTGAACAGGTTCTTTTCCGGTGGCTTACGCGGGCCTTTGTTCCGGTTCTCCACGTTCGGGTTCAGGTCCGCTTCATTACCGCCGTTGCTGAATTTACCGATCCGGGCGTGGCGCTCGGACTGACGCGCCAGCAGGTCGATTTCCTTAAAGTCCTTCCCTTCCTTCTGCTCCTTCATGATGAGCTGGCAGTAGCGTGCGGCGGTGGTCAGCTGCATCTGATCCAGCGGGCCATAGTCGCCCCACTTATCGCGCTTTTTCCAGCTGTGAACGGTTGCGGGTTTCTCTCCCAGCATTTCAGCAATGCGGGCGATGCGGTATCCCTGAAAGTACAGCAGTAAAGCCTGCCTGCGGGGATCGAGGTCGTCGGGGGCGGGTGTCATGTTCATGCAGCCAAAATACGGCCCCGGCGCTTCCTTTTCCGCCATCCCGCATTGTGTGGTTTCCCGCACAACGCCCGCGCGTTGTTTCGATACCCCTGCCGCCGCAACCATAGAGCCTCACAGAGTTTTACTGACCGGAGCCTGGACAATGGCAAAGAAAGCAAAGCGTTTTCGTATCGGGGTGGAAGGTGCCACCACGGACGGGCGCACCATCGAGCGCAGCTGGCTGGAACAGATGGCGGCA